TTGGAATGTTGCTCTCTGGATCGGTAATGATCGCGGTCTCTATGAACTTGCAATGATTGCCGGTGATTATGACACGTTCAAAGATGCTCTAGAGGGGTGCATCACAGACGACACATATGAGACCCCTGACGGTGTTAAGTGGAATGATCCTAAAGTGAACACCGTTGAGATCAATTCTGATGTCTTCTGTGTATGATTGTGAGGGGGGAGTACTTGACAGTCTCCCCCATATGTGTTAAACTCTGAGTATCAGTGACGCACAGTTATTATGGGCGTTATGTGTTGATGCCCGGCGGGCGTTGCGTATATAAAAACGGTCAACTACCCTAACCTACAGAGGTGACAAAACGCGAGAGTGATATCAAGTTAATTCAAAAAATTTCTGCGGTATAAAAAGCACCTGTGAGGTTCGTGTGAGTAAAAAAAATTTCCGGTATTGGACTGTACCCCGTGTAGTTTTCACGTTTGTGACTGCGCGGGTTTTTTATAATATTTTTATGGTATTATGGAGAGGACCGGGGAGGTATTTAATGTATATGATAGTGGGTCTAATTATAGTTTCGCTGTTATAGATAATGAAAAAAATCGGAGGTAATTTGGAAAAAATTTACAACATTTATATTAAGGATGAGTGTGTATATCATAATTTGCCCGAAGAAGTATTTCAGACTACATGGGAGCAATTAAATGGTATGGTTGGATTAATGAAAACAGAATATGATGAGAATGATTTATCTTATAGATCATCAGAGGTATATAAGATTGGATTAACGGATTGACAAAGACTACATAATAGACTAGAATTGAACTGAAAGGAAACTTCGATTTATGGCAAAAGGATTCACGGTAAAAGCAAAACCACCTGCAAAGAAAGAAGCAGAATGGGATATTGATGCAATCAAGGAAAGGATGCGTGGGAAGACTGTAGTATTTTGTCTTCCTGGTCGAGGGTGTTCTTATATCTTCTTAAAGAATTTCGTACAACTGTGCTTTGATATGGTACAGAACGGAATGAGTATTCAGATCAGTCAAGATTACTCTTCTATGGTTAACTTTGCACGTTGTAAGTGTTTAGGTGCAAATGTATTACGTGGACCAAATCAAGTACCTTGGGATGGTAAATTAAAGTATGACTATCAGTTATGGATTGATAGTGATATTGTGTTTAATAGTAATCAGTTCTGGCAATTGTGTGATATGGCAATTGCATCAGATGGAAGTGAGAAAGAGATTGTAAGTGGGTGGTATGCAACTGAGGATGGACAAACTACGAGTGTTGCACATTGGTTAGAGGAAGAGGACTTCCGTACTAATGGTGGAGTAATGAACCACGAAACAGTGGAATCAATCAGCAAGAGGCGTAAGCCATTCACTGTGGACTACACAGGTTTTGGATGGGTGCTCATTAAGAAGGGAGTATTTGAGAATCTTGAGTATCCTTGGTTTGCTCCTAAGATGCAAGTATTTGAATCTGGGAATGTGCAGGATATGTGTGGAGAGGATGTAAGTTTCTGTTTAGATGCTAAGGAGAAAGACTTTGAGATCTGGTGCGACCCTCGTATTCGTGTAGGTCATGAGAAGACTCGTATTATTTGATCTATGTTGAGTTTTCTTTATGTACTGCTCTTGACCGTTTTGCTCGTTTCAGGTATGATGGTCACAGGCAATAAAATGTCTATTACCGCAAAGAAGGATTGAATTATGGCAATGATGAAAAACGGGAACTATATTCCCGGCAAACCAAAAAAGACTCGTCAAGGCAGTTCTCAGAACACATTGTTGAGTGCGTCCTCTCGTAATAATGCAAAGAAGAAATATCGTGGGCAAGGAAAGAAATAATAACAGAGGACCTACGGGTCCTCTTTTTTTGTATAGATAAAGAAATATAACTTGATAATTATGGCATGTTTAATTGCTAACCTACCTTCAATGGAAGTATGGGTAAGAAAGGAGTATCTTACTGATCATCAAAGTGGATGGGGAGAATTTGTAAAAGGTGTATGGGTATCGGTTAAATCGATACCTGGTCGTGCTTTTTACTTTGAAACCTATTTACCTGAGTATGCAGCAATGTACGATAAATTGCCCATCAGCGCGTTTGTAAGCGATCCTGAGACGCCTAATCCTGACATGAGTCTACCTAACCTACAATTTTGGAATTGTATGGATTATGGGGTCGTATCGGTGGATAAGAAGTTTATTGGTTCAATGGATTTTGAGTGCTATACCCGTGATCATGGTAATGTAAAAGGAACTTATGTATGCACTATTGACAATTATCACCATGATCCAGACTATGTTGATTATGCAACTAGTGAAAATCCTGCAGAACATAAGTCACATAATCTAATCGAACTTGAAAATGGTCAGTATGCACTGTATCCAAACAATAGATTACGTATTTTTGATAATAGTTTAACACCTGTTGATCCAAAGATGCCTGATTTTAAAGTATCAACTCAATATTATCAAGTTGAAAATGGAAATGATAGACTTGGTATGGGACGTGAAGATGAATATTTCTGGAAAACTGCAAAAGAAAGGTCAGAGGCTATCAATGCTGATGGTTATAGTGTAGAATCTGAAGATAAATAATTTTAAAGAGTAAAATGAGTCATCCACAACATCTTGACGGTTCCGTCGATAAGTCAAATTCCTTTATTGAAGACGGAATGACCTTAATTACAGAGGTTGAAAGTGAAAAATATTTGAAAAAGGTAAGAGAAAAGCGTGTAAGGGAGCAAAAATCTCAAGAAATGCTTGATCGCTGGTCATAATATTAAAATATCCCTAATAAATAACTCATAATTGCTGTATTAGAGTGCCTTTAGAGAGGGTTAGTAAAGGGTTTAAAGATATTAGTATGACATTTCAGGTTAATCCCCTGAGTAATGACTTAATCGCCCTTAAAAATGAAAATGCAATTGCACGTTCTGTAAGAAATATTATTTTTACAGTTCCTGGTGAAAAGATGTTTAATCCAGATTTTGGAACAAACATCACTGATTCTCTTTTTGAACTATTAGATGAGACCTCTGCAGCAGTAATTAAGGACCAAATTGAATATTCATTAGAAACATACGAACCAAGAATCCGTCTTATTGATGTGATTGTTGTTCCTGACTTTGATGGTAATGGATATGATGTTGAAATTTCTTATAGTATAATTGGAGCAGATATTGATCCACAACAAATAAGTTTTATTTTGCAAGCAACTAGGTAAAAAATGCCGTTAACAAATTTTTCTAACCTAGATTTCGATCAGGTTAAACAATCACTCAAAGATTATCTTCAGGCAAACTCTAATTTTACGGATTATGACTTTGAGGGTTCAAACCTATCATCAATACTTGATGTTTTAGCATACAATACCTATATTACTTCATATAACGCTAACATGGTAGCGAATGAAGTGTTCCTTGATAGTGCTACGTTGAGAGAAAATGTAGTTTCTATTGCAAGAAACATTGGATATTTGCCAAGATCAAGAAAATCTGCAAGAGCAACTGTTAGTTTCTTTGTAGATGTTAGTAATGTTTCACCTCCACCTGTATCTTTAACCCTTAGACAAGGACCAGTTGCAACATCATCAGGAACTTTTTCTAATAATTCATTTATTTTTTCAATAATTAGCGATATTACGGTTTCCGTTACCAATGGAATCGCAATTTTTAACAATATTCCAATTTATGAAGGTCCATTATTAACTCAAACCTTTACTTATAACTCTAGAGACTATAATCAAAAGTTTATTTTACCAAATTCTGGCATTGACATGGATTTAATGTCAGTTTTTGTTAAAGATAGTGAAACTGCAACAGCATCCACACGATATACAAGGCAGGATAATTTATTTGGCGCAGGAAAATTCACAAAATCTTACTTTTTACAAGAAATAGAGGACGAAAGATACGAACTTTTATTTGGTGATGGAATTTTTGGTCAAAAATTGCAAGATGGCAATCAAATTACAGTAAATTATATCAGATCCAATGGCGATAGTGGTAATGGAGTTGCAAATTTTGTATTTAATGGAAGAATTACATATCAAAGAAACGCAATTGAGTATAATGTGACTGATGGAGTCTCATTACTAACAACTGGAGTTTCTTCTTCAGGTGGTGAAAGTATTGAAAGTGTAGAATCAATCAAAAAATTTGCTCCAAGATCATTTACAACTCAAAATAGAGCAGTTACTTCTTCAGATTATGAAACTTTAATTCCATCAAAAATTTATACTGAAACAGAATCAATTTCTGTTTTTGGAGGCGAAGAATTAGTTCCTCCACAATATGGAAAAGTCTTTATTAGCATAAAACCTAAATTTGGTGATTTTTTACCAAATTTAATCAAACAAAATATTAAAAAAGAACTTAAAAGATATTCTGTAGCTGGAATTGTTACAGAAATTCTTGATTTAAAATATTTGTATATTGAAGTTGATTCAAAAGTTTATTATAATTCAAATTTAACACCTTCTTCACAACGTATTTCTTCAATTGTTCAAAATAATGTACAAAAATATGGAGAGTCTACAGAATTAAACAAATATGGGGCAAGATTTAAATATTCAAAATTCCAAAGAATCATTGATGACAGTAATCAGGCAATTACATCTAATATAACTAATATCAGTATAAGAAGAGATTTAAGAGTTGTTCTAAACACTTTTGCAGAATATTCTATTGGATTTGGCAATGAATTCCATATTAAGAGTCTTGAAGGATTTAATATAAAATCATCTGGTTTTACTGTTAGTGGAATTCAACAAACTCTTTATCTAGGCGATTTACCAAATTTTGATGGTTTAACTGGAGACTTATTCTTCTTTACTGTTCCAACATTAACATCCCAAAATCCCACAATTATAAAACGAAATGTTGGTACAATTAATTACATAAATGGAATTGTAACTTTGAATCCAGTAAATATAACTTCAGGAAAAATACGTGATGGTCAACCTATTATTGAAATATCTGCAACTCCAAAATCTAATGATGTGATTGGTCTTCAAGATCTTTACTTACAATTAGATATTGGAAATAGTACTTTTGACATGGTTGTTGATGATATTTCCTCTGGTTTAGACTCTTCTGCTTCTACATATGTAACATCCTCTAGTTATGCAAATGGTAATTTGGTTAGATCTGGTGGAAGAGTAGGATCAACTGCCCTTTCTGAGGCGCAGATAAGAGCAGTTACTCAAAGTGGAACAAGTGTTTATAGCACTGGTGCCTCTCCTGCAGTAAATACATCAACGACACCTACGTCAACGACATCAACGATATCTACATCGTCTTCCACGTCCTCTACATCATCTTCTACATCATCGTCTTCCTCCTCCTCATCTTCTTCTTCTTCTTCCTCGTCCTCATCTTCAGGTTCATCTGGCGGTGGCGGTTACAGCAGCGGATACTAATACTTAAATTAAAATGACAGAAAAAAGAGTTCAACTTTCCACAATTGTTAAAAGTCAAGTTCCTGACTATGTTAGGACCGATTTTCCTCTGATAACTGAATTTTTAAAAGAGTATTATACTGGACAAGAATATCAGGGTGGTCCAATAGATCTTATCAATAATATTGACAGATATTTAAAAATTGATTCTTTTACTAATAGAGTATATTCTACTTCTCTTTCAAGATCTATTAACACTATAGATGACGAAATTGAAGTTTCTAGCACATCAGGATTTCCAGATTCCTATGGTTTGTTAAAAATTGATAATGAGATTATTACTTACACAGGAAAAACTAATAGATCTTTTACTGGTTGTGTTAGAGGATTTAGTGGAATTTGTGAACTTTCTAAAGAAAATGCTCCTGATGAAGTTTTATTTGAAACAACTAATGCAGAAGTTCATAGTAATGAAGCAAAGGTTTTAAATCTAAGTGTATTATTTTTAGCAGAATTTTTAAATAAAACCAAAAAAGAGATCGCATTTGGTTTTGAGGATAGGGAATTTTATTCTGGATTAGATCAAAATACGTTTTTAAAGCAGGTAAGAAGTTTTTATGCTTCAAAAGGAACTGAAGATTCTTTTAAAATTTTATTCAAAGCATTATATGGTGTTAGTGTTGAATTAATAAATCCTGCTAATTTACTTTTTAGACCATCTGACGCACAGTTTAATCAGGTAGAAAGTATTGTTGTAGATCCAACTCTTAATGAAGCTGAATTTGATGATATTCAAAATATTACTCTTTTCCAAGATTTTCCTTCAAAATCATATGCGCCTATTACATATTCGGAAAGAATTTTAGGGAAAAACTCTAAAGTATATTACAGGTTAGATGTTGATGCTGGATATAATAAGGACATTACATTTGATGGGGCAATTTATGGTGATTTTAAAGTAACTCCCAAAACAAAACTTGTAAATCCGGTATCTATTGGTTCATCTTATCTTGATGTAGAATCAACTGTTGGTTTTGCAAAAACTGGAAATATCTCCTTTAAATATAGTGATGGAACATCTGGAACTTTATATTATGGTTCTAAAACTATTAATCAATTCAGAGACGTTGGATACATCTATAAAGAAATTAAAGAAGAAGAGAATGTAACAGATAGAGATACTTTTGCATATGCGACAATAAATGGAAAAAAAGTTCAGTGCAATGTATCTTCTATTATTTCTAATGTAAATACACCAAGTAAATCACTTTATAATATTAAGGGCATTACCTCAAGAGTTAAAACTCTTGGATTTGAAGGGAGTGGTTATAAATTTAATGAATGGATTTATAATAACAAAATAATATTTACTGTTAGTTCTGTAAGTGTAGTAGACGCAACGGATAATATATATCGTATAAATTTAAATAATAATCATTACTTTGTTAAGGATGATTCTGTTGAAATAATTGATAATAGTGGAACTTCTGTAACTGCAACAGTTTTATCCATTATTAACGAAAAATCTGTAAATATTAGGACTATTTCAACTATTAATGTAAATGGAATATACACACTTAAAAGAAATATTTTAAAGGGCATATCTCCAAGATTTACACAAATTGAAGATTTTCATGCAAATGTTCAAAATGTATATTCAAATGATGATGGTAACTTACTAATTGCATCTTCTTCAATACCTTCAGAACCAGTTTCATTAGAAAGTATAGATTTAAGCATTAATGGAACTTTTGAAGGTACTAAAGTTACATTTGATAAAGAACATAGATTGAAAACTGGAGACAAAGTTTATTATTATCCAGAAATAGTTGAAAAACAAGTTGTTGATGAGAATTTTAATTATGTAACATCAGAGGTTGAAGGAACTAAACTATTCAATGAAGGAATTTATTATATTGAAAAAATTAATGATTTTGATGTTAAATTTGCATTAAGTAAAGAAAATATTTTCTTTAAAAAATATGTTACTTTTGCACAGACTACGGTAAAAGATAATAAAGTTAAACTTTACGATTTTCATGAGAAAAATCTTCAAGATCAAAAATTATTAAGAGAAATACCCTTACCATTAGAAAGTTCTTCGGAAAAAGTAAAAACTCTTCCAGGAATGACTGGAATGTTGTTAAATGGTGTAGAAATTTTAAACTATAAATCAAAAAATAACATTTATTATGGAGAAATTAAAAGTGTTGATGTAATTTTTTCAGATAATCAGTTTGATATTATTAATCCACCAAATTTAGTTATTGAAGATGATGGCAGAGGTAAAAACGCTAATGGTTTTCTTGGAATTACCGGTTCTCTAAGTAAAATTAAAATTATAGATAGAGGATTTGATTATGAAGGCACACCAACCATTAAAGTAACTGGTGGTAATGGTGATGGTGCTTCAGTTTTAGTAAACATGAAAACAACAGATAATGTTGCTAATTTTGATAGTAAGTTTATTCGACTAAATCCAACTAATGCTATTGGATTTTCAACATATCATAAATTTAGAAATTTTGAGCAAGTTATTTATCAAACAAATGACCAATTAGGAATTGCTGGTTTAACTACAAATACTAGTTATTTTGTTGGTTTAGTAAATGAAACTACAAATTATTCAGTAACTGTTGCTGCTAAAACATCAGGTCATCCTTATTTTGGTCAAGGATCTGGGAATGGATATTATATTACTGGTGGTGTCCATAATACAGTAACACAATCACCTAGTTTAGAATTTGTTCATGGTGAAACTTATGTATTTGATCAAAGTGATGCAACAGTTAATTTGCATCCCATATATTTTAGCACGGTAGAGAGTTCCTTTGGTGGTAATGACAAATATGAGACTGGTGTAATTTATACACTTGATGGTGTAAATGTTTCCTATAGTGCATATGTAAGTGGTTTTGCAAGTGCTACAACTCGTAGTATTAGTCTTACAGTTGATGTTAATGCGCCTACAACTTTGTACTATGCATGTTCAGTGCATCAATACATGGGCAATGCAATAAAAGTTTTTGGATCTAATAATATAAAATTATATAATAGTATAAATGATGCAGTTTCTGGTATAAACACAGTAAATCTTACCGCG